CCGCCAGCCCAACACCAGTCTAATACTTCTTGCATTGTTACTTGTGCGTAAGGGATTGTTGGTGTGCCACTAAAGCCACAAGTGCCATATACAGATGCACTATATTCGCCATCGACTTCTGTGCAAGTCCAATGCGCCGTTTGGATAAAACCATTAGCGGTTTCGTAGTCTGTTTGGTTAATGTTCCATGTTGCCATTTACTTCTCCTTATTTAGATTCGAGTGTTTCTATGCGGGCTTTGAGGTCGTTGATGATTTGCTGTTGTTCTTGGATTGCTTTAATAAGCATTGGAACGAATACAGAATACTTAACTTGTTTTGTGGTTGTACCTAAATCATTGCCTTCTACATCTTTGTCCGCAACCGTTTCAACAAGACCAGCAAATACTTGTTCAAGTTCTTGTGCTACTACACCAATTTGTTTGTGGTCAGGGTCAGATTTAAGGTTGTATCGACGAACTTTTACTTTGCATAAATCTTCAAGTTTAGGTGTTGCATCAACAATATTTTCTTTTAACTTAACATCAGAAATAGCACCATAAGAATTATTGGTATTAGTTACATTGCCTGAATCTGCAACGACAAACCTTGTTGCTACGCCAGGACAACTTCCAACAATATAATTGTAACTTCCGTTTGTGGTATTTCTAGTTGCCTGAATATTAAAAACTGCTCCTGTAAAAGAAGCGTTTGAATTTTTTATAACAAAAGTGGTCCCATTAGCATTTTGGTTAAATTCATGATAAGTACCAGTAGCATCATCATAAGTTCCATTATTACTTGCTTTTACATAACCACCAGAGGTAATACGCATACGCTCGGTATTACCATTGCTAGCAAACAATAAATTTGATTCTGCTCTTATTAATCCATCAGCAGTTGATGAGCCAGTTAGCCAAGAACTTCCTGCAGTTCCTGTATATAACGCTTGTGTTCCACTTCTACTAAATGCTGCTCCACCGCCACCAGATGTTGTGGTGTTTACATATAATGGCTGATAGCCAGCACTATCAATATTTAATGTGCTAGATGTTGCAGTGCTTGTTGTGCCGATTAATACTGCTCCAGCAGAGGTAATACGCATACGCTCTGCTGGGACATCTCCATCTGATGTCAAAAATGCAAGATTTATAGCATTACTACCAGCGTTAATTCCTCGAATAACTGCTTGGCGATTTGTTGGGTCACTACCAACACCAAATACAAGGCTAGTAGCTGTTCCTGCTGTGCCACTTGAATTTGTTAGAAATAAAGTATTTGTGTTTGCACCAGCACTTGATGAAACAATATCGACTTTGCCGTTAGGACTACTAGTACCAATACCTACATTACCACTAGAGGTAATACGCATACGCTCTGCAGCAGCAACACCATTCGCACGAGTCCAAAAAGACATATACGAGGCATAGTTGCCGACTGTGCTATTTTCTTTATTTCCGTAAATGTAGGCAGAATCTCGAATATTAGACCCATCGCTTCCACGAAAGACAATAACTCCACCAGTGTCAGCAGCACCAGTCGTTGTTCCACTTTGTGTAATGGTAAATGCAACACCAGTAGACCCCGCTATTTCTAATCTGCTTCCTGGGCTTGTTGTACCAATTCCAACATTACCACTAGAGTCAATACGCATCCGTTCTGAAGAATTTAACTGAAACAACATCACAGAAGATGTTGCTGCAATGTAATTAGCAGAACTTCCCCATTGTAGGTTATATCCTGACCTTAAATTAATTGCTCCATATACATCTAATTTTTCTGCGGGGTTTGTTAGACCAATACCTACATTACCACTAGAGTCGATACGCATCGACTCAACACCACCTTCTGTAAAGGCAATAGTGTCGGCTGCTGGGAAGAAGATACCTGTATTGGTATCGCCTGTAGTGGTGATGGCAGGTGCGGATACTGTTCCTGCTTGGACTGTGGTAACACCTGTAGCTTCTAGTGTCGTGAACTTACCTGCTGCTGCTGTAGTGGCTCCTACGGTAGTGCCATTGATAGAGCCGCCTGTAATGGCTACAGCACTGGTTGCTTGAGATTCTTTCGCTAAAGGGAATCCACCTGCTGTAGAACCATCATGAACAACGACTGTGTCCTTAGTAGTGTCAACGGTTAACTCACCTTCCAAGCCAGTGAATGTTGCGTGTTGTGTAGTCGTGCCACGTCTGCGTTTAATTGCTGTTGTCATTAAACAATGCTCCCATAATCATTAGTTGTTCCTGCGGTATCGAATATAAATCCAAAATCTTGGAGATACTGTAAATTTACAAACTGGTCTAATACATTATTAACAGAAAGAGAAGCGTTTTCTGCAGCAGTTTCTGAAGCAGCTGCATTAGTTGCACTTGTTGCTGCAGCGGTTGCTGAGTTAGCTGAATTTGTTGCTGATGTAGCTGCGTTAGATGCTGAAGTAGACGCTGCAGAAGCAGAGTTACTAGCATTGGTTGCTGAAGTAGCTGCAGCACTTGCAGATGTTGACGCAGCTGATGCTGAACTTGCAGCGTTAGTCTCTGCAGTCTCTGCATTGGTCTCTGCTGTCTGTGCAGCAGTTGTACTAGAAGCAGCATTTGTTTCTGAAGTGCTTGCAGCGGTAGCAGAGTTAGCTGCATTAGTTGCTGACGTAGCTGCTGCGGTGGCAGAGTTACTTGCGTTAGTTGCTTGAGTGGTTGCTGTAGATGCCGAACCAGACGCTGATGTTGCACTATTTGCTGCGTTGGTTGCAGATGTAGAAGCAGCAGAGGCTGAAGTACTTGCATTAGATGCTGAGGTGCTTGCTGAGGACGCTGAAGAAGCTGCGTTAGTTGCTTGAGTAGTTGCCGTAGAAGCTGATGCAGCAGCATTCGTAGCGGATGTCGAAGCAGCAGATGCGGATGCAGCAGCGTTAGTCTCTGCAGTCTCTGCATTTGTTTCAGCAGTCTCTGCGTTAGTCTCTGCAGTTTCTGCATTGGTCTCTGCTGTCTCAGCGTTAGTTTCTGCTAGTTCTGCAGCAACCTGTGCTGCCTCTGCAGCAGCTTGTGCAGCTTGTGCAGCGTCTTTAGCTTGTAGTGATAATAAAACTTCACTAGCTGCATCTTGAGTAGCATCGCCTGAACCACCGGGTCCTCTATATAGCGCTATGGTTTTACCCTACCTTCCTAATAGACAGTAAGAATTTATTTGTTTAAATACACTCATAAAATGTACTTAAACAAACTCCCTAGCCGAAGCTAAGGAGCTTGAGTTGCCAATATTAGGCGTTTACAGCTAAGATAAAGCCAGTTTCAGGACGTAGTGTCTTTGTACCGAAGAGGGTGTCTGCGGTATAGAGAGTGGATAAATATTCCTGTTTGTACTGAACTTGTGAACGAACACCGAGTTGCTCAGCAAGAACCATTGTATCTTTGTGAGCCAAGATAGCTGCTTTGATGTCGCCACCAGAGCTTGCTGTATTCTCAGCATCTGTTTCGATGATTGGAGAATTGCTGGTTACATAGATGTCGATACCATACAACTGACCGATCTGACCGTTGTTTACACCACGACCATCAACGAAATCAGAGCTGTTGTAACGATCAATACCCATGATAGCTGCACGCAGTGATGGAGGAACAGCGAAGAAGCGACCATCCATTGGAGTGTCAGCATCATCCATCAACTTGATCAAGGCACGGAAGCCAGCATCAGTAAATACGTCAGCAGGAACTACAGTATCCGCAGCGTAAGCTGTGAGACCAGTAGAAGCGTCGATGTAATAGCTGTTGCTATGAACATAGGTTGTAGTACCGTTACCAAAGGTCTTGGCTAAAGTAAACAATGTGTCGTCAACTTTCTTAGCCAAAGCATAACCAGCGTCGTCAGTGTAGAAACGACGTAGTGATGCCAAAGCCTGAACTTCGACGATGTCCTCGATGAAACGTGAGTACTCGAAATGCTGGTCAATAGAGACTAATACTTCGGTCTCGGTGTCAGCTTGGATGGTAACTGTTGTGTTTGCAGCTTTAGCAGTTGCTACACCACGAGTTGGTTTAGGAATATGAAGAGTGTCACCCTTCTTACCACGCATAGACATCTTGTTAACCAAGTTAGCTAATACGAGGCTCTTTTTGTAAGCAGCTACTACTTCGTCACTCCAAATTTCTGGAATAAACTTATCTGCTTGCGTTTTTGCTACGATTGAACCGGATCCACCGGGGTATGCTGCTGTTGCCATTTTATAAATCTCCTAAATTATTAAGTTTCATTTAACTCGCCCTTCGTTATAAGCCGCAAGAATTTCGTCTTGCAATGCCATGTAACGATCTGGGTCTGTCATTCTCAGTTTGATAAGGTCAGCTCTTCGATAAATCTTTCTAGTGCTTTCCCCGCTACCGCCTGTATCGACTGCTGCTGCACGTAATGCTGTATCTTGAGTTTTAGCCTGTGCTTCTGCTGCTTGGGTCTTCTTCTCGTTAAACTGAGTACCTTTAATCGCCTTGTAGGTGCTTAAAAGTTCATCAGCCGAGTTAAAGTCAAATTCAGCGTCGGCTCTTGTAAACAAATCTATACGAACTGGACTTGCTTTAATCCATTCATGGAAGTCTGCGTTTTGCGCTATCTCCACAAAGTCGGGATGCTTAGACTGCAGTTTCTGTGCAGTTTGCATTCTCTTAAATTCGAGTGCGTTTTGTTTAGCTTCAAGTACTGCAGGGTGCTGATCAACGGTCTTTAAGACAGCTTGCTTTGGGTCAGCAAAGAAATCTTCTTCTGGAACTGTTTCAGCCGGCTTAAACTGTTGCTTAGATTCGAGTTGTTGCTTGAGTAACTGATCTGCTAGACTTCGTACCTCATGAACCTCGTTTGCTTGACGCCCGATTAGCTTCTCAGCTTCTTGGTGCATTTTTGCAATTTCTAACGTAGATTTACCTCGATACTTCTCAGGTAACTCTTCCGTTGGTTCTTGCTTAACTTCAGGTTGTGCAGCGATTTGTGTCGCAGCGTCTTGGGTTGTCACATCGGATACTTCTTCTTGCTCAGTACCTTCAAACAGTTCTTCTTGTTCAACAAAGTTTGCAGCCATAATAATGCTCCCGTCACAAAGTGATTGTAGGATTTATAAAATAACAAAGGTCCGTTAGGGGTTGTCTTCGTCACGAATTGAGCTTACGCTCTCTAAGACGTTTTTCTTCACGCTGTTTAGCCCATCTTGTTGTCGCTTGCGGATGATCGCCAGAGATAGGATCGAGGCTAATACGGGGTGCAGAAATCTGCCTGTGTGCGTCTTTACCGCACAACCAACAAGGGACTGTGGCTACCTCATAATTAACCAAGTTTTCTTGAAGGTGTCCCTCTTCACAGAGGAAATCAAATAATCTACGAGGCATCCTGAGCGTCTCCCGACGAGTCTTGTTGCAATGCTTCGTAAGCCTGTTCTGAGCTTTCTTTCAAAGTTAGCAGCCACTGAAGGATGTCTAATTGTCCTTTGCGAAAGAACAGATCAATTTCGTTTTGAATCGGAGCTACTTTATTCACCGCATCGAATATTCCTTGAACATCCTCGATGAATTGTTTCCACCCAACCGTAGTCATCGTGGAAAATCGCTCTTCATAGTACTTTTCTAATTGTTTGTCCATAGTTTTCTCCTGTTTTAGGAACTATGTTGTATTATTACAACATTATGCTGATATTACCACAAAAGTTGTAAAATGTCAAGCACTTTTTGATTGTTTTTGCAACATTTGTAGCGATGCGATACGCTCGTTACTCTTAATATCTTCTTCTTTGAGGGCTAATTCAGCAATCTTGGCTCTTTGAGCAAACTCTCCTGAGCTGTCTTGACCACGAATATTCTGACTTAGACCACTAATAACTCTTGCTTGGGTTTCTTGTGGCATCAATTGAGCCGCAACTACGTCTTTCTGAGCAGAAGCGTTGTTTCGAGTTGCTTCGGACTGCAGTTTAGCAATTTCAGCCTGTGCAGCAGCGGTTTGGAGCTGCATTTGAGCCTGTTGCATCTGTTGTTGCTCTGGGTTAGGCTGCATCATCTGCTCTAGTTGCTGGATCATCTCAGCACGATTTGGTAGGCTAGAGGAGCTAATAATACCTTTGAGGATCATCGGCAGTACTGGAGTGTCAGGACCGAGGGTTTGGAGCAATGCGATAAGCTGCTGTTGCTCGTATTCCCTAGCAATGATACCTAATGTAGCCATTGGGATAAACTTGTAATCTGAAGCAGGATAACGCTCAGGGTCAAACTGCATAAAGCGATAAGCAGCTTTACGAATCAATGGAACTAAGAAGTCCTCTTGGAAGTTCGTAAGTGTACGCTTGTACTTCTTAACGATACCAGCAACTGACATCGACATCTGAGCCGCACCATCACGGGTAAACTGTGTAGGCTGTCCAGAAGCATCGGTTGTTCCGGTAGCTTGAAGAAGCATTCTCTCAAAGTTCTGGCTAATTGCCAAGTTACCTTGGTCGGTAGTACCAAACTTGAATGGGAATAGGATCTCTGCTGGATTACCGTTGGTGAGGATTGCTTTGCCGGGTTTGACTTCAAACTTAGCGCCACGAGGTAATCGTGTAGCATCCATCGCAATCATTGGCGATGTGGTGAGGGCTAGGCTGTCAAGGTGTGAACGCAACTGAGCGTCAATACCTTTTTGCATATTGTAAGCCTTCTCGACTGTGCCACGACCCCAGAAGCGATTTGGTACTGTATCATCCTGATATGCTACAACAGGACGATCCTTCATCATGTAAGGCGTTTTCTCCGCTTTAAGGAGCAGTGAGCCATTAGCAACAACAACGATGGCTTCGACGAGGTCACTATATTTATCCGCAGTGCTATCCTCCGGAAATAAGTCAACAACTTCCTCACCTTCTTTGTTCTCCAATTGTTCAATGTATTCACGAGGAACTAAACCATAATACTTCATGAGAAGCACTTTGTCGTCTCTAAACTGTACTTCTTCCTGTGTTGGCTCAAGATCGTCGTCTTGTCCGTAGGGTTGGATATCTACCTTACGATAGATTCCCTTCTCAATACCTGATACGACCTGATGAATTGACACATAAGATTCAATAGCGACTCCCATTGCATCCTCAATGGTTGTTGCATTAGGATCAATGAGAAAGTTCTTTGGATTGATGGGATTTAGCTTGACGCAGGTATATTCCTTCTCCATCACTCCGTAGGCGGCAGTACCATCTTCCATTGGCATTGTCTGGGGGAACATCTCCATCTTCTTAGAGACTGTCAGTTCACCAATACCAGTACCGTAAATCTCAGCTATTAACTCAACCTGAGTGATAGCCTTTCTAATGTTCTCTTTCTCTAAGTCTTCTTTGAGCTGGAGTTTAAGGACTTCAATATCAATAAGCTGTTGATCGGCAACATCATCAGCGATGTCAAACCATTCACCATTTCCGAATACTGCTTCGCATATTTCTGCGTGTCTTGTTTCCACAGCCTGCTGAGTCGCTGGGGAGATAATACGGCTGCGCTCAGACTCTCTAGTGCGGTCTTCTGCAGCCCACTTACCTCTAAATATTCTTTCATATTCTTTCCATTCTTCTAAATAGTTTGTATCTCTGTGGTCTCTCCACCGATCACAGTGAGAGACAACAAACTCGACAATCTCTTTGTCTGATTCGGTTGGTTGCTCGAACTCGTTTTGTCCTAATTCTTCTTTTTCAAACTCAGCCATGATTTTCCTTACTTAGTGGTATCGCCAAAAGGGTCTTGATACATTGGAGTAACAACCTGTTCTTTTTTTCCTTGATATGCTTTTTTAAGAGCAGAAAAAGCGGCATTAGCAAAACTGCGTGTTTTTGCTTCGTCTTTAAATGTTTGCTTAAATATTTCTAATTTATCAAAAAAATTCTCTTGTAACTCTGGGTTTTGTTCTAATGCTTTAGCTTGTAATGGTAGCGTTGTTTGTAACCAATAGCGTTTAAGTTCTGGTGTGTTAAATACTTGTTGACCTAAAGATGTATCAAGCAAAGATTTACCACGAGGAAGCTGAGACTCTAGGCTTTGT